CCTTCTCCTGCATCTCCTGCAAGACCGCTGGGAGTTGTTCGCCATCTTCCACTACTTCTGGTACAATCAGTTCTTCGCCATCACTCATAATTTGTTTCTCCTTTTTGTCCATGATTCCATACTATTATTTAGCATAGTTAAAAAAAGATAAAAAAAGACTTGACAAAAGCTTCTGCATTGATTATATTATACTAAATAAAGATGTAGATAGTAACACAACGTAGTACAATAAATTTTAAGGGGAAATCAAATGACTAGCGTAAGAACAAAGGTAGCCGTAAAAACTGAAAGTGCAGTTGACAGTATTTCTAAATTGTCAATGGGAGTTTTAGCAACCGTTTCTGCTGTAGGTGGATTCTGGGCGATTGCTTGTTTGGTAGGAGCTTTCGTATCCTCTGGACCCGCTGAAGTATTGAAAGGTTTTGTAACTGCAGTAGCTGGTTAATATACTAAATATTCATATAGTCCGAATAGTACCACAAGGGATAAAGTGCTTCCCGTGATGTAAGCCAAGGATTCGTGAGTCGGCAAATGACTATAGCCCGATTCATCCGATGTTCGTTCCAAGATGACGACGTTACCTCTCTTCCTTATGCACGACAAATTGAGAGTTCAAGAAAACACACCTGCGTTTTCTAGTCTACTAGGATGTGGTCCCGCGCAATATCAGCCATGACAGAGAAATAAGATTCTTTGAAACATCTTAACCAAAGGGAAATGCGCCCTAGCTTTGGTAAGTACTCTGGTCTTTCGATAAAGGTAGCCCTAAGAAAGACATATCATGCATTCTCTATTCTCGAATACAGAATAGACGATGAAAAGACTTTTTAGCTTTTGCTCTCTAATTAGTGGGGGGAGATAGAACTCATTAAAATTACTGAAAAACAAATTCGGAAGCGAAGCTTCCCTCATGCGAAGCATGAGATAGAATACATTAATTAATCTACTTTATGGGTCTTCGACCCTATGCATCTTCGATGCATTCGTTGATTTCTTCTTTCGAACTTGACTCGGTTATAATAGTCGCTTCGCTCCTGTAATTTCATTTCCTGCTTGTTTAAACTACATAATTATACATGAAAGTAAAGTATATCAATTAAAACAATTAGGAGTTTGTAATGAGCAATGCTATTCCAGATAAGGTCCCTCACTTTAATGACTTTGATATTTTCAAAGAAAGAGAAAAATGTCCTTACTGTAGTGAAAAGAAATCGTATATTAGAAATGTCTTTCCTTCCGATGATAGACTCAATGAGTTTAAATTCTACTGGGAACTGTTAAATACAGACGATGATACGATGGGTGCGAAGAATGACTTTATCAACAATGATACTGACAAGGCTTATATCATGGATAAATTCATTGCCGAAAAACATATTTTCTTTGAGACGGTTGACTTGAAGAGGATGAAAACTAAATTGCCGCTCAAGTTTAGATTCTGTTGTGAACGATGCTATTATGAAGCTATCGAAAATTCACAAAATTTTGGTTGGAACTTTTATGAGAGTCTAATCAAGATGGCTAGAGACGCAAAGGTAATCAAAAATGCTAAAAATAAGAAAGTGGTATAAATCCCTACATTGGACTCAAAAGGTCGCAATTGGATTGATTGTATTTTCCATATCATTTGGTGGTACGACTAAATACATGCAGTTTCAGAATGACTATGAATTGGATATGTCAGTGGATTCTATTGAATGGATAGTTGAAGATTTAGTTGATGTCCAAATGGAACAGAGAGTTCTAATGGAGACTCCTGTTATTGCATCTCGTTCTTCAAGACGACCTTCAAGAGCTGTAAGTAGAGCACCCGCAATGGCTTTTGCTCTAGAACCGACTTGGGACGTTGCTCCTGACGAAGTAATGGCAATTGCTCCTGCTCCACCTACTCGTGAAGTAGTTTCAGAAGTGCTTGAACTTCAAGAAGAGATTGATGAACTAAAAGAAGATTTGGCTTGGATGAAATCTATGATGACTAAAGAGGATGGCTGGGCTGATAAATTGTCAACAGCATTTATGGCGGCAATGGCTACTGCAGTTATGGGTATATTGATGACCTTCCTTATGCCAGTAATCAGAAGATTTCAACCACAACCTGTAGCAGTTTAAGATGTTGGATATTCTGACCAGACTTCAGTAAATCCATAATCATCAGTTGCGATTGCACTTGTTGGGTCTGGTTGTACATTATATCTTGAAGCTATTTCATCAGAATATGTACCATCTGCATTTAGGTCGAGATGTGAATTAACAATCACTTCCTTAATAATACCACTCTCTGATTCCGGTCCATATATCTGACCTTGCATTGTGAACTCCAGAGTCCATATCAAAATCCTAGTTACATCAAATCCGCCTTCCTGCATATCGGGAGGCGTGACTGACGTCAGGACAATTGGAATGTCTCTATCTAGAACCGTACCATCCATTTCTTTCATAGTGACATTATATGAGGGTTTGAAGAATGGGATTATCTGCTCTACAATCTGCAGTCCATCATCCACATTTTCAACATACAAAGAAAGTGTATAATCGATATTGATTGGTTGTGGTGCAAAGTGCCTAACTAATTTATCATTATCAGACGACACTTCTGTAAACTTGGCAAGGTTTCCTTGCTTCCTCTCATTGTCATATGACAGGCTAGCGATATTGAAACCTAATATTGGAGCGGTGATACCAACCTCTTGATTGTCGGTGCTCTGAGTCTCAATTAATTTGTTGTACCACAATTCTTTATTTCCATACTTAATAGGAACTGTTATCTCTTGTCCATCGTTCCGTCTAATAGTCATCCCATTAAACAGAGTCCCGAACACAGCCGTGTAATTCCTAAGTGCTTTGTGGTAGAAATGTGCTGAAATAGCCATTAGCTAGTCCCGAAAGTATTAGAAGAGAATGGGTCATTCTCGTCGAAATTTATTATATCTGCCGCTTCCGTTCCAACATCAGTCGTATCAGAAGGTGCAACTACATCCTCAATATCGTCAATCTCTTCAATACCAGTAGACAATCTTTCATGAGAATATGCGAATTTTTTACATCTGAGTTCATATGCATGACCTTTACCAATCTGATAAAATGGTCGCTCATCTTCCACAAACATTATTTCAAACAATCCTCTACCAGTCCCAAATGCAACTAAATCACCTTCTCGTGGAACAGTGATACTGGAAAGACGGTCCGTAACTTCCTGTTCAAACCGAGTCTTGGCAATCGTGAAAGTACATTCATCACGAATGTCCAATCCAAATACACTTACGATATCACCTTCGCCTTGATATCCCTCAATATCCTGAACTAACATTTCCAATCTGATAGCCGCTCCGAATCTCTTTTCGGCATCTTCCCCGAATAGATAATCAAGACCATCAATCTTTTCTACCGCTGTAGTCAGTCCTGCATTGAAATTTCTTCTTTGTTTTAAAGTGACTCCATCATCAACCAAATCCTCTAATGTGTACATACTAAATGTAAAGGTTGGATAATCAGTTCCGCCGCCTATAGGTGCCGGTGGATGGGCTATAGCCGTATCTAAATCTGCCTGAGTCCAATTATATGAATCATCAGTAATGGTACATCCAACGACCACATCATTTACTACGTTTAATGTTGCGTCCGGAATCCAATTGTTTCCAACACTGATATCAAATGTTCGACCATGGTCATCGGCTGTAGTATATCCAGAACCGGCATATGTAAGAACTGGATTAGCTATCCCAGACCGCCAGTATCTGACCCACATTTTATTATTAGCACTATCATAATTTACTACATTAAGAGATGGAGACGGTCCAGCGGGCGGACTCGGTAATTCTGCATTATATAGATAATTGCTTTGATTAAATACACCATCATCTACTATATCTGGTGTACCAGAGAATCCATTAGTGGTAATACAATAGAGATTATCTAGAACCTCTCGTGGGATATAATACAAATCAAGACCCTTCATTTGAATGGTCTCAATCGTTATATCGTCTACCAGTTTCTGCTCATTCTTTGCAGTGGTATGTTTGAAATATGAACTTACGGTCATTTTATCCTACCTTAAAATCGACTGGTAATTCCCATTTGAGTGACATCTCTTCCTCTAAGAAAAGCTTCCGTTCATTCCATCTATCAAATAATTTATCTCCATCAAGAGTAATCCCACCGGGCAATTGCACTCCATCGAATTTCGATAAGTTCGTTCCCCACTGTACTCCAATCAGGGCGGTTACATATTCTTGCAACCATAAATCTTCCCATACAGAATAATTGACACCGTCTGGGTCAATGTATTGGTATGTCTCTACTACAATATAATCATCCACATCAAAAAGCGTTTCCCAGTCACCAATGATAGTCATTTTGTGGCTTGTGTAATTGTAGGTAAATTGATTCTTTGGAGACAATTGAAAATTCATGTCGGCTAGTGATATCATTGTAGCTACATATTCAG